TTATACTCGATTGTGGTGGCACTGTCAATGATCTCATAAATCTCTGTCCGATAGGAGATACTACAAAACTAATCACAGTTAATGCACCTGCAATTGTCCACATCTTTTTCTCCATCATACGAAGTCGTTGGTCAACTAAACGTATATCTCTCTCACATCCTTTCTTAATTTCGTCGGTTGCACGATCCATATCCTTATGCAATCCATCTATTTTCTCAAATAAAACTGCATCAATGCGGTCTTGCTTATCTAACTTCTCATTATGAACTGCAAGAAGTTCTCCCATTTTGACAGAGTTCTCCTGCAGAGATTGAACAACTTTTTCTAATCTCTCTAATATCGCTGCATTTACGTTATTATTATCATCCACAACTGAGTATATTTACTTCCAATTTATTTATTATTCATCCACATTTTACGTGATCCCCTACCACCATAAGCATATGTCTTCTTCTTTTTCTTTTTCTTTTTCTTTTTCTTTACTGGAGGATCATCACCTGCTTCAACTGTACCTGCAATCTGACCACCACCTACATTATTAGTTGGTGCTGCCATCGCTTCTTCAGTAGCAAATTTTTCTGTGGGGTCTACTCTTTTTTTATGAAACGGTCTAGTTAATACTTTAGCAACATCTCCTACTCTTTTTTTAAAAGATTTAGCAGATGATTTAGCTGTGATTGAGTCAGTGCCACCACCTCCACCACCAAGACCTGGTAGTTTACTTATATCTTCTTGAAATTGTTGGAAGGTTTTCACTCTCCTCCACCTCCACCGTTGCCACCGCCACCGTTTCCGCCACCGTTGCCACCGCCATTTCCACCATTGCCATTACCACCGTGACCGTTACCGTTACCATTACCATTACCATTTCCATTTCCTTTACCACTATCGGAACGATTATCTCCACCACGATATCCACCACCAAGATAACTTCTTATGTATCCATACTTTCCTTTCTTTCCCTTTTTCTTTACTGGGACGCAAGACTTCATCTTCTTGCTATACTTAAATCCTGGCGGACAACTAGCCTTCTTTTTTGATTCTCTTAATAATTCTATGACTCTTTCTATGTCCATTAGAGGTTGTTAAGTTGGTCGAGACACTCTTGGTCGAAACCAATCGCATCCATTTGTGTTTTTGGAAATTCTGGTATTCTTTTTAGATAGATTAAAAAACTCTTGACAATAGGCCAGAGTTCTCTTTCTAAATTATAAAACAATAGTGGTACTGCAGCTTCATTAAAGACATTAAACAAGATGATAAGATGGTTCATAATTAAATGAATCTTCAACTCACCAGTATTTTTATACCGTTTAAGTAATCTCTTAATATAACGAATTCTTTTCAAATCACTCTCAAAATCATCTTTAGTGACGGCTTGAGGATTATCATAGAATTTTATAGCAAAGAGCATATAGTTGCTCTCATTCAACTCATCAAATCTCATGTCATATCTTTAAAAATTAATCAGTAAATCCACCTGCTGCATCGATTGTATCATCAGCTTGGTCTCCAGATGTTATGTTGAGTGCAACAAGTGTCTCTGTTTTGACTCTTAGATTTCCGTGCATATCCATGTACGTGTTGATTCCAACCCATCCTGCGTGTGGTGCTGCATATTTACGAGCATCTCCAGACTTGCCATTTACAATTCCTTGCTCGTTATTATCAACACCATAAATGGCTTTATTAGCAGTTCCTTGAAATTCGCCTGTTGACAAATTCTTAGGTTCACTTGCGTTGTTATCGGTTACTCCCCATAAAGGCATGATTCTATCCTAGTATTTTTATACTGATATTTATATTATCTTGCCTTTATTGCAGTCTCCACTTGTGCTAATAACTTATCATCCATATCAGTCTTTGTCAATTTAACTGCTTTTTTAAGAATGAGTAAGCATAAATCAATTAATTTTTCTCCCAATTCTGCGTCATCGGGAATCTTGTCAATCGCATCTGAAACAATCTTTGAAGCGATTGGTAATAAAAATGAAAACATTGTTAATGTTAAGAACTATATTATATAGCTCAGTTTATTAGAATTTTTGTGCCTCTGCTCTCTTTGCTGCTATTCTATCTCTTGCCATCTGCTGTGCTCTCTCACGACCACTTAGTTTTCTATCCATTGGACTAGCTTTCTGTGCTGCAATTCTAGCAGCTGCCATCATCTGAGCTTTAGTTCTTTGTTTACCTTGTTTTGTAAAAGTTGTTTTAGTTGGGATTTGAGATGTTCCACCTGAATCAGCTGAGGCACCTGCATTACCACCACCAACTCTACCTGGATTTGCTGCTCTTATCGCTGCTGTTGATGGTGTTGGTTTACTCACTGGTGTGGCTGTTTTAACTGTATCTTGAGTTGCTTGACCTGTTGGTCTTCTTGTTCTTCCTTGAGCTCCTTGAGGCATAGGTCTTCCTTCAATATTAGGAGTTTTTGCACGTCCTACTGCACTACTCACACCACCACCTCTTGTCCTTACACTAGTTTGAGTTTTTTGATTTGATGGTATTGGTTTACCCATCGTTCCCATATTGGGTGTTGGTTTTGTTTTTTTGATGCCAAGAGCTTGTTTCATTACTTGACTATCACTTTCATTCCCTTTAAGAGATATGGATCCTCCTGATGCTTCAAGTCCCTTATATTTTTCATTCATATCTTTATCATCTTTTTCTTCACAAGCATCAACTGCCATTACCATTGGATCTCTCTGACCAGCAGCACGAAGTTTGTTCTTGATTATATTAATCATTGCATACTTACCACGCATATCTGGTTTTTCCTCTTCTTTTTCCTCTTCTTTCTTCACAGAATCTTTAGTCATCATACTAGAAACTTTATCTTTCTTCTCTAGTTCATCTTTCTTTTTCTTTTCATCATACATTTCAAGCATTCTCTTCTCTGCTTCAGATAAAGTAGAACCTTTTAGTTCAAGATGAGCGTACACACCTTTCTTCTTAGTCTCTTTTTCATTATCAGGCATTATCTTTACTGCACCTGACGCATAATTATCTACACCTTCACCTGTAATTTTCTTATCTTTATTTTTTGGTTCAGTTGTAATAGTTCCATCTGCTAAGTAAGCTTCGGCTCTCATACGAATCGCTTTGCCAATTGCCTTACGACGTTTCATAAGATACTTGTCAGTTTTATTCACCTTACCATCATTATTAACATCCTTATCCTCTTTACCAACTGGGTCTAATCCACCACCTTTTGCTTTTGCAGTTTGTTGCCCTTTCTTTCTTTCACCTTCATATGGTTCACCATACTCTGTCATCTCAACTGATTCAATATTAGGATTACCACGAAGTTCTGTAATCTTAGTGCGATCAGCAAATCTCACATAAGACCTACCATTTTTATCTGTAACTCTTACCTTATACTTTTTAACAGGTTCTTCATCTAATTGTTGTAGATACGCTAGTTCAATTTCCTTATTTTCTTCTTCTTTTTCCACAAATACTTTATATAATGCACTTGCCACACCCTCAAGAGCAAGAGTATCTGCATCATTTATAAACTTCTCTGACATACCACCAGTCTTACCAAATAACTTTTCTCTAACAGCAGTTCTCTCTGCCTGACTTAAAGAACTATTAGACATGTATTGTGAAAAAGCAGCCTTCAAATCTATATCTTCTCTTCTTGCACGATAACGAATATCATATACTGCTTGACGAATTCTCTTCTCTGAACCTTCCTCAGATGCACCTTTTCCACCACCACCTTTTGCGGCTGGTGATTCAGATTTTCCTTTTCCCTTTGCTCCTTTTGCTACCATTGGTGCAGGTGCAAACTTTCTCTTAGGTAAGCTTTCAGCGATATCAGTGCTCATTTGAATAACAATTACTTTCTAACTTTATATTTATTTATAAATTGAATTCCATAAGTACTACCAGGTACCATAGATTCAACGTATTTACGATGTGCGTCAGTCCCTACAAGTCTTTGATCTGATGGAACACCAGATGGAGTGGTGGCATTTACGATTGCCTCTCTTAAATCTTTAACCCAAGATTTAAACATAATATTATTTTCTGCAACACATATTAAATGATTTGCACCACGACGAATAATACGACCAATAAGACCTGTATTTAAATTTTCAACTCTATCACCAATATTAAAAATTTCTTTTTTAATATAAGATTCTCTCAAATTTTCTGTATCATATTTTGGTGCTATCTCCCAGATGTTCCAAAACTCTTTCATCTCTTTAACATTCATTGTTTCACGAACGGTATCAAATAATGTCATTGCCATTTTACGGGGAGTTCCCTCTGGTAATCCAGCACGAAAAGTTTTAAAGTCTCCCTCCGCTGCTGCAAGTCTCATTCTAGATGATGATAAACCTTCCATACCCTCTGCATCAGGATCACGATCACCTGATGATACAACTTCCATATTATCAAATTGATAAAGTTGTCCGTTATAATTTTGCGATAACTTATCAAATTCTTTTACACGATCCTGACCTGCAATAATTCTCACGTTTGTGTATCCGTCATTATGTGCTTTCTTTAGAACATCAAAGATTGTGCGATTTGCTCCATCATTTACAATTCTTTCACTATGCTGTGGAAACATTTGTCTCATCATTGATACTTTAGTATCAGGATCTAATGGATTTTTTTTCGGATCTTGTGACCTTGATGGAACAATTATATAATCATCTCCGTTGCCAAGTTCAGCAGATTGTGCTGCTGCCTGTGCTGCTACATCCATTAATTGTAAATGACCTGCGTGTGGTGGGTTAAATCTACCAAATGCAAGTGTTAATGTTCCTTTTGTTTTTGGAACTGGTGGTGGACCTGCTGCTAAGTCTGGACTTTGAACTTGTTGTTGTTGCTGTTGTTGTTGATCTGGTGCAGGTTCTTGTTGTGGTTCTTGTTGTTGTAATGTTGGATCATTAAAATTAGGATCTGATATATTCTTTTCTTTTTCTGTTTGTGCTGGATCTTTACCACCAACTTTCTGTCTTTTATTAAAAAACTTTAATCTTCCTTTTTCTGTCTTTGCTACAAATTCTCCTGTGGTGCGATCCGTCCATCCACCATGACCATCGGTGACCAAACCCAATCTAGCTGCCTGTTGAGTTGCAGTGCTTTCAGTAATAAATTGTAAAAATGTTTTCATCAGTTTCTGGTCAGTTTCAATAAGATCTCATTCTTATTTTGCGTCATATACTTAAGAATTGACGCTCTAGTATGTTTATATTTATCATCTTTGTTAGCACCTAATGCATTATAGCAGAAAAACATAAAATTATCATAGATATTTCCTCTGATAACTCTTTGTTTTTTAAACTGATGTATTAGTGCTTCAATTAAATCATTCATGAACTTGTTACAGGATTTTCTAATGCAGCATAACCTATGAGTTGTTTTAGAAATGGTCCTTTCTCCACGTAATTACGATAATATAATTTTGGCATACCAGCAGAGTCTACAAGATTTTGAACCATTGATCTATATTGGACGAGAATTTTTTTTGTATCTACTTCTTCAATAACTATGGTAGGTAAACCACTCTTTCCTACCTTATAATAAGAATTAAATTTATAATTTGATAATTTTGATGCTACATTTCTAAAATCATAAATTGTTGCCTCTCCCATATTCAAATCAATCATTTCAACATATCCTCCACCAACATCTTTTACACCTGCATTATTACTTGTTGCGAATTGTTTTATTCCCAAACCTATAATAAAATTCATTTGTTTTGGATTTGTATCTAATTTGGCTTGTATTTTTCTTTGTGCCTCTTTATAAACATATTGCAATTTTGCTGGTCCATCAGTCAGTCGTTCAAATCCTGATTGATTATCAACCATATCTTCTCGAACTGCTTGTGTAAAAAATCTTGAAACAGCATTAAAACTATTTCCACTTACTTGCCCAAATAATTTAGTATCATCTACTTTTAGTGATGAATTTATATTAACACCATAAAGTTGACCTGCATTATTTGTTATTTTAACTTGAACATCAATTTTAGTACTTGTAGCACCTGATACACCATCAGCAGTAATTTCAACTGTATCTATTCTTCTATTATGATAAATTGTCTTTACCCAATCTTTAACTGTTTGTCTATCAGCAAATTGAATAGCAGCTGTATAGTATTGTGCTAATGAATCTATATTTACAGGATTCGTAAGAAAAGCCATATTCATTTTCTTAAGAACTATTTTTAATACTATTCTATCTGATTGACTCTCTGGTAAACCAAAATTAGGAGCAGTACCACTATAAGTTGCAATATTTCCCTGTGTATTAACACTTAAACTACGAATAATATTTTTTATCGCTGCTGGAGTAGTATTAAAAACAGCTCTTTCAGTAAATCTTGCTGCCAATGCTGCTGCAAATACACCTTCAGCGATATCACCTAATTTACCTTCTACATTTGGAGGTGCTGTAATAGAACCAAACTGAATCTTTTTTTTCTGAGATCCAATGTGTGGTTCAGTTGTAAACAGTGGTAATCTCATTGCAGCAGTTTTATTTCTCTGACTAATAAAAGTAAAGAACTGATTAATTGTACCTTCCTGCCCTTTTAATATTACGATACTTTCTTTTCTTGTAAAATCTTCTCCTAATCTATTATCTGGGTTTCCATTTTCTCTTTTTATAGAACTCTGTTTTTCCATACTATTGGTTAAATTTTGAACTAGAGTTCCTGCTAATTTAAGCAACTGAACATCGCTTCTAGCATCTAACCTTGCCATTGACTTTTTGTTTTTTATTATTTATTTCAAGATACGCTAACTTAATTCCTTTGTGCTCTAACACAATCTTTTTTGCTTCTGTAATTTCTTCATCATAAAAGATGATCGGTTGTTCTAATCCTATGTCTCCACTCATTCTTCTTCCTCCATATTCCTTGGTTTACCAAAAGTTTTATATTCTAGTTGCTGTTTTAAGAAGTCAACTTGTAACTTTAAACTTTTATTTTCTTTTTCAAGAGCATTGATGTGCTCCTCATATACATGAATCATATTTTCTAATTGTTCGTTTTTTAATTCAATCTCATAGTCCATAGGGGATATAGTATATTATAAATTTAATATTCTCTTTATTATCTATCGTCTGCTGCCCGATTCTCTGATTTGTATACATCAAACTCTCCACCAGGATATCTTTTCTTTAATTTTTCTACATTTCCTGCAACAACTTCTTCGATAGGAACGTCTAATGCAGCACAAGCTTGCATCACGTACCACATAACGTCACCCAACTCAATAATAAGATGTTCTCGATTGTCGTCGTTCCAAGGCTTACCTTGGAAAACCATCTTCTTAACAATCTCCATAAATTCACCACCTTCAGCACTAATGCCAACAGCAGCAGTAAGAAGCCTGTGAATATTGGCACCTTTTCCGTCAAGGGAACTAATACTTTCAATAAAGCATTGATAATCTTTACTGGAATCGGATGTGACACCATCCACGAATAGAGCGTACTTATCAAAGTCAATTTGTTTTGTCATTAAAATTTAAATTCTGCGAACGATTTTTTAAATGGTTTCTTCTCTTCATCATTATACTCTTCGTCTTTTTTGTTGTCAAGTATATCGTCTTGTGCCTGTTGCTCACAGTCATACAATCTCATCTTTGCACGGTCAACTCCTACAACAAACCTCTTGTATATGGTCGGGTCGTTGTAACGATTCTTAAGTTGCTTAACCATTATTTGATTTAACGCTTCCAGTTCCTCAGTAGATATAAGAGCAAACATAAGATCAGCAGTGGCTGGGAGACCAAAGGATTCACTTGTATCAGTAAGATCAACATCACTACTACCATAGCCAGAACGAGTCGTCTGAGTAGCGGAGACGATAGGTACATTAGCCTCAACTGCAAGACCACGGAGCTCTTCAGCAATCGCCTTAATATAGGAATACGAGTTGACATTGTTGTTTGTACGATAACGTGACGATGCACATATATTTAAGTAATCTATGAATATTATATCAGGTACAAATGATTTTTTCAATGCAAGTTCATTGAGTAATGATTTAAAATGACCTGAATGTGCAGCTGCAGTAGGATACTCTTTAATTATAAGAGTCCCTTGTGTTTTCTTTGTAATATTATTTACCTTACTTTCAAACATAGGTTTGGGAAGTTCGGTTATATTTTGTATATTTACATTCAATAAGTTTGCATCAATTCTTTCTGCAATCTTTTCTTCTGCCATTTCAAGAGTAATGTATAAAACATTCTTACCATCTAAAAGTACAGAGCTAGCGTGATGACACATAAAGAGAGATTTACCAACACCAGTACCTGCAAGAGCAATATTGAGTGTTTTATTTGGGAGACCTCCCTTTGTAATTTTATTAAAGAGTTCAAGGTCGAATTTAATTCGACTTTCTTTCCTATGGTAGGATTCAAATCTTTCTTCATAGTCCTCCAAGTAATCGTGACCTACATGATTATCGAAAGAAACAGCCAGAGCGTCAGAGAGAATGCTAGGAATAGCATCCCTTCCTTTTTTGTCATCCTGTCCATCTGCAAGTGCGATTGATTCCATGAGTGCCAAATATATAGCACGGTCACGACACCATTTTTCAGTCGAGTCAAGTAACCACTGACTATCTACAGGTGCATCATCAAAGGTTTTTGTAGTTTCTCTTGCTTCTTTTATTTCTGTTTCTGTTAAGTCAGTACGATTTTCAATCTCAATATTCAATGCCTCAATTGTAATTGCAGCATCATACTTGACAATAAATTGTGTTGTCTCTTCAAATATTGTCTTTTCAGTTTTATTCTCAAAGTAATCTGGTTGAATGAATGGAATAACTTTCCTAGAATATTCTTCATCAAAAATTAGATTACGAAGAATAGTAGTTTCAATTCTCTCCATAATGCACGTATGTACTCATAATATACTTGGAATCAATTTTTGGAGGTAATCCAATGTGTGGATATTCCCAAGTTGGTGGGAATACTATTACTCTACCAGAAACTGGTTTAATATTCAAGTTATGTGAAGGAAACAAAGTATTTCCATCATTGTCATTCAAATAAAATAAAAATGCTACTGCTCTAATTGATGAATCAAAGTCAGTAACATCAACGTGTTCATCAAATTTTTCATTACCATTATTATAGTATCTTTTAATTCTAAACTCTTCTAACTCTTTAAAAGGTGGAATATATTTTGATTTTGTATCTTCTTTATATTTTTGATAAACTTTAAGTACATACGGAATTAATGTACTGACAGTATCTTGAGATAATTCGTTAAGATTTAATTGAGTAAAACAAGGACAATGATTATCGTTAATATATTCTTGATAATCTTCATTTTTTTCAAACAAATCTAAAAGTTTTTTACAAATTACACCAGGAATAATATTATCGTATACTTTAACCATATGAATATTCTTCTTTTGCAATATCATCCAACTTCTGCATTACTTCTTCTGTAAAATACTTATCTGGATTTTTATATATTTCTTTTGCATATACTTTCTTTCCATCCATTTCATATCTACCCGCAACATTTTTCCAGAGACCACCTTTCTCTCCTAAGTCTAAAAGACCATAGTATTTGTCAAGTCCTCTCTCATCGTAATAGAGACGAACTTCAACTTCTTTATTTTCTTTACTTAGACGTGATTTATGAGTCTTTGCCTTGATAATATTTCCAATGACATCTTTTCCGTCTTTTTCTTTCTTCTTGGTAAGATAGATGATTGTAGATGCAGCATACTTGAGACCGCTGCCTCCTCCCATTTCTTTAGTTGGGACGTAAGATCCGATAACGTCATAGGTGTGATTGGTAACTATAAGTGGAATGTTTGCTTGACCAAGTTTTAAAGTAAGCATTCTGAATGCTCCTTTAACAAGTTGAGATTTGGTCATATCTCTGACTTGTTTATCATTTAGAGCATCCGTAATTTCTTTCTCTGTAGAAAGCATACCTAGAGAATCTAATACAAACATACAAGGTTTGCGATTCTCTTCATCTGTCTTTAAGTATATATCTACTGCCTTAAGTGCCTTACCACGAAATTCTTCAATTGTTACAACATTTACAACAACTGTACGTGTTAGGTCAACCCCACGAGACTCAATTAGTCCTTTGTTGACAGCAGCCTCGGTGTCAAAATAAAGGCAGTAACCATCAGGGTTAGTATCCAGAAAGTTTTTGACAACAGCCAAGGAAAAATAAGTCTTTCCAGTAGAACTTTCACCAGCGATGGCAGTAATCTTATTACTAGAAACACCACCATAAATGGAACCGCTAACAAGCGAATTGAAGATATGACTTCCTG